AGCAGGCTAGTCCGTTTGGTGGGGCGGCTCGTGGGTATTACGCTTGACCGAGTACCGAGAAGCGCGGCCCGAGGATCTTGAGGCTATATTGGAGTTGTGTTGGGAGATGCACTCTGAGACTGAGTATTCGAAGTTTAGTTTAAACGAGGATAAGGTTCGTACTTTGGTTGATCGGTTATTATCTTTAGACGGTGGTTATGTTGGGGTTGCGGATCGTGGTGGTGAGATTGTTGGGATTTTTTTAGGTTTAGTTGATGAGATGTGGTTTTCGGATGATAGTCAGGGTTGGGAATTATTGTTTTATTCTTCGAAATCGGCGCGAGGTGGATTTGTTGGTAAACGTATGTTAGAAGCGTTTAACAGTTGGAGTGTGGACCGTGGAGCATCTAGGGTGGTTGTGACGTTAGCTAGTGGTGGTGATGTGGCTCGGAAGTCTAGGTTCATGGAGCGTTTGGATTACACGCCGTTGGGTGGTGTTCATGTAAGGAATTTTATCTGATGTGTGGATTAGTGGCGGCTGTAATTGGCGGAGTAATAATAAAAAACATTCTTGGTAGCGGTGGTGGCGGTGGCGGTGAAGCGGCTCCTGTAATACCGACTCCTGATGATTTTGCGACATGGAGTGCTGCGAACAAGCCGGACGCTGATTTTGATGACAAGTTTGGTAGTTATGTAAATTATTTAAACGAGGATCAGTTTGGTTTAACGGCAGAGGAGCGTGGTGCGTATATACCGGAGCATGTTGTTTCTGGATATACGCAGAAGATTCACGCTACTGAAGCGGACATGAAGAACGATGATCGTTCGTTTTATGACAGGCAACTGAGTAATGGTACGACGGATTTTGACAGTTGGTTGTCTAATGAGAGTGATGATGTAAAGAACGCGGATTACGGATCTCAGTACCAGAGGTATAAGAGCCAGACGAATGCGATATTGAATCAGCGGCCTGATTGGATGGGTGAGGATGATTCTTCATATACGACGTTTAGTTCGTATGATCCGGGGATTTATACTCCGGGTTCTGATCAGATTTACAGTTTCAACGATACGTTTGGTGGTCAGCAAACTATTGATTACACGGGTCGTTCTTATCGGACTCAGGACGATTACAACAACGAGTTGTACGGGGAGTTTCAGAGTCGGATTTCGGGTCTTGGGTACGACAATTTGTTACCTGGGGATGACGCTGATATAAACAGCTACTTGAATCAGTACATTGAGGCTCGGGATCGTAGCAACGCGGCTACGGCAATTTCGGATCTTGGTTATGGGTCCACTTATGATTCGAGCATGACTTCTGGTCAGTTGGTTGATTTGTTGGCCGAGGTTCGTGAGCGTGATAAATACAAGAACCTGTTGGATGAGATGGGTTATGACTACGATGCGTCGGATGATTCGTTAAGTTTGGGTTACAACTACAATCAGGCTGTAGCGATTGAGGACACGAAGGCGAAGTTGAAGGCTGCGGAGGACGCGTATGGTGTTTTAGAGGGCACTTATAACTCTACTGTTGGTGAGATGGGCACGTTGCAGGGCGAGTTTGATACTTTGTTCGGGGACTATGGTACGTTGACCACGGATTATGGTACGTTGCAGGGCACTTACGATACGTTGAGTGGTCAATATGGGACTCTTGAGGAGTTACAGGGCACGACCAAGAAGGATCTGGATGCGAAGGCTGGTGAGTATGACACGTTAAGTGGGTTGTATGACACGCTTACGTCTAATTACGGAACGATGACCACGGATTACAACACTGCGATTGGTAATTTGGGTACGTTGCAGGATAATTACGATCAGTTGGACAAGGATAAGACTGCGTTAAAAGGGACGTATGACGAGTTATTTGGTGATTACGGTACTTTGAGCACGGATTATGACACGTTGAGCGATGATTTTGCGACGTTGACGGGTACTCAGACGAAAACGTTGGCTGATTTGGACGCTGAACGTGGTGTTGCGGAGGGTTTACGTCGGGATGCTCGAGGTGTTCAGTCTCGTGCGTTCTTGGCTGATAACGCAGCGGACCGTGAGAAGCGGATTGCGTCTGGATTGGGCTCTATACAGGCGCCTACGCAGCCAGCTTATACGCAAGCGATGGATGCTTTGAGTGACACGGCCCTTGATCCTGGGCAGTATAGCTTGAAGCCTATAGATTTCACGGGTGGGTTTGATCCGAATGTTTTCCAGCCTACTCAGATGGGTGGTCAGATGGGCCCTGATGCGTATGGTACGACGGATTACACTGATATATTTGCGGGTCCTCAGATGGGGATGTCACAGGGTGGATTTGACTTAAATCAGTCATTTAACCCCTATTTTGATGCTTTAAACGCTGAATATGGGGTAGAAATACCCTCTGCCAGCTACGGACTTCCGGCCATAGGGGGGATAAAATAATGAGTTTATATGACGACATAACCATGGGCCTTGGGATTAGGGAAAAGGACGACGCGTACCACGAGCGTACAGCTAGTACGATTGCGAATAATCAAGGGCAGGCCGCAGCGGATAAGTATACGGCGAACAATCCGCCATCGGGTTCGGGTTCTGGGACCAAGATGAAAGCGCAGCCTGTTTCTGAAAATGTGGCGAATGCGTATAAGCAGTATGCGGACAGCATGACGCAAGCGGGTTTAAGGAACCTTGCTGGTTCTCCGTCTTTGGGGATGAACGACACAAATTCTTCTGGCAACAAGCCTGTTGTTGGAAAAGGTTATGATCCGGTTACGAAGACTGGGTATACGGATACCGCGGGGGAAATTCTTCTCAACGAGGGCCCTAACATAGTGCAGCGCACTATCAGAGATAGCATGATTGGCAGAGGTGCTGCTGCGATTGCTGGTGTTGATCGAGAGAACGACAAGATTGTTAATACTGTTGGTGGCGAGCCTATTTATCAAAAGGCCGACGGAACGTATTACTCTATTAATTCTTTGGGTTTGCCTTATGACGTTGCTGGAATCGACACGTTGGACGAAGATCCAATGCAGGTTCAGAAGCGCGAGTCGATTATGGCTGGTATGGGTAGTGGCGATGATGATTCTCCTGCCCCGATGGAAGCTGCTGGGCCCGCGGATCCATGTCCTGATGGGTATGTGTACGACGAAGATCAGATGATGTGTGTGATTGATCCTGACACAGGGTTACTTCCTGATTCTCCTTCGGCTCCGACGTATGAGTTACCTGATCCGATGAACGTGACGCCGGGCGGAAACCCTGGGTACACACAACCTATAGGAAATTTTATACCAACTCCGTTACAACCCATGGCACCTAATCCGATTCAGCAGCAGTTAACGCAGATGAATCAGATGATGCGCGGCCCACAGCAGCAACAGCAGCGGTCTGGCTTGGCTGGAGCTAATACGGGGATTATGCAGGTACGTCGATGAATCTACAGGCTTTACCGGAAGACGCGTTAAAAGAGATACTGGCGTTAACGGAAGCCAAAAAGACGCTGGATTTACGGGAGGAAGCTTCCGAACGGTTCATGCCGTTTGCGCATCATGTGTATGAAAACTTCATTGAGGGTCGGCATCACCGGATTATTGCGGAAAAACTTGAACGTGTTGCACGAGGGGAACTCAAGCGATTAATTATTAACATGCCTCCTCGGCATTCGAAGTCGGAGTTTGCAAGCTACTTGATGCCTGCTTGGTTTCTAGGTAGAAACCCGAAATTAAAAATCATTCAGGCCACGCACAATACTGAGTTGGCGGTACGGTTTGGTAGAAAAGTAAGGGATTTGATTGATGATCCAGCGTACAAAGAGGTTTTTCCAGAGACTAACCTCAAGGAAGATAACAAGGGCGCGGGTAAGTGGGGCACTGACAAGGGTGCTGAATACTTTGCGGCGGGTGTTGGAGCGGCCATTACGGGTCGTGGTGCGGATTTACTCATCATTGATGACCCGCATTCGGAGCAAGATGCGTTAAGCGAGAGCGCGTTCGACAACGCGTATGAGTGGTACACTTCTGGTCCACGGCAGCGTTTGCAGCCGGGTGGTTCTATTATTCTAGTTATGACTCGCTGGGGTAAGAAGGATCTTACTGGTCGTTTATTGCAGGCTCAGACTGGCGATAAGATGGCGGATCAGTGGGAGGTTGTGGAGTTTCCTGCGATTATGCCCAGCGATAAGCCTTTATGGCCGGAGTTCTGGGACAAAGATACGTTGTTGTCGATCAAGGCGTCTTTGCCTGTGGGCAAATGGAACGCGCAGTGGCAGCAGCAGCCTACTGCATCTGAGAGTGCGATTATCAAGAGAGAGTGGTGGCAGGACTGGGACAAGGAGAAGATCCCTCGTTTGGATTATGTTTTGCAGGCTTATGACACGGCGTTCTCTAAGAAGGAAACAGCGGATTACAGTGCGATCACGACTTGGGGGGTATTCAAGCCCGAGGATGGTGGTCCTGATCATATCATACTTATGGACGCCCGCAGGGGTCGTTGGAACTTTCCTGAACTAAAGGAGATTGCCTATGAGGAGCACGAATATTGGGAGCCGGATATGGTGTTGGTCGAAGCGAAAGCGACGGGAACGCCACTTATTGACGAGTTGCGGCTTCGTGGTATTCCAGCCTTGGGCTTCTCACCGGGCAAAGGTAGTGATAAGGTAACGAGAATGCACATGGTTGCGCCTCTGTTTGAAGCAGAAATGGTGTGGGCCCCTATGCACGAAAAGTTTGCTGACGAGGTCGTTGAGGAAGTAGTTTCATTTCCTAATGGCGATCATGATGACTTTTGTGATAGTATGACCCTAGCACTGATGCGTTTTCGTCAAGGCGGATTTATTTCGCTGCATGGTGAGGACGAGGGCAGCTTAGAATGGAGGCCCCGTAAGAGGGAGTATTATTAATGGCTTTACCACCTAACATGGTCGCACCGGGGCTTGACCTCGATGACACAGCGGGACTTCCAGACGTAGAGATTCCTGTAGATGAGCCGATGCAGTTCCCTGGGGGTGCAGAGGTTATTGACGACGGTCAGGGCGGCGCGATTATTCAAGCGTTGTCTGAGGCAGGGCAGTTGCCCACTCAGGAGGAGTTGATTCCGTTTGACGCAAACCTTGCGGATTTCTTGGATGACGGAACTCTGGGCGAGTTGTCGAGTGACTTGAGGGCTTTGTACGAAGAGGATTTGGATTCCAGGTCTGAGTGGGAAGACACTTATGTCAAAGGCCTTGACCTACTTGGCTTGAAGACTGAGGAGCGGACGACTCCGTTTGAGGGCGCGAGTGGTATTACGCATCCGATGGTTGCTGAGAGTGTTACGCAGTTTCAGGCGCAGGCGTATAAAGAGTTGCTGCCTTCTGGTGGTCCGGTTCGCACAGGTGTGCTTGGAGCCAAGACTCCCGAGCGTGAGCAGCAGGCTACGCGTGTTAAAGATTTTATGAACTACCAGATTACTGAGGTAATGGAAGAATACGATCCGGATATGGATCAGCTGCTGTATTATCTCCCGTTGAGTGGTTCTACCTTTAAGAAGGTTTACTTTGATCCGACCAGACAGCGGGCGGTGTCTAAGTTTATTCCGGCGAAGGATTTGGTTGTACCGTATTCGGCGTCTGATTTGATGACGGCGACTCGTGTGACGCATGTTTTACGCATGGACGAGAACGATGTTCGCAAGATGCAGGTTGCGGGGATGTACCGTGATGTGGACTTGCAGGGTTCTTCGGACATGGAGGAAGATTCTGTTCGTCAGAAGGTCAACGAGCTTGAGGGTTTGTCTAAGAACTACAGCGATGATGTTCTGACAATTCTGGAAATGCATGCTGATCTGGACATCGAGGGGTTCGAAGATACGGATCCTATGACTGGTGAGCCTACTGGTATTAAGCTTCCGTATATTGTTACGATAGACGATACGTCTGGAGAAATCTTGGCGATCCGCCGCAACTATGCGATGGAAGACTTAGTTAAGCGCAAGCGCCAATACTTTGTTCACTACAAATTCACTCCGGGTCTGGGCTTTTACGGCTTTGGTTTGGTGCATATGATTGGCGGTTTAGGCCGCGCAGCTACGAGCTTGCTACGTCAGTTGATCGACGCTGGTACGTTAGCCAACCTTCCCGCTGGATTTAAGGCCCGTGGAGTGCGTGTACGCAACGATGATGAGCCGTTACAGCCCGGAGAGTTTAGGGACATTGACGCCCCAGGTGGGAGCATCAGAGACGCTATTGTGCCTCTGCCCTACAAGGAGCCGTCAGCGACGTTGGCACAAATGCTTGGTGGATTGGTTAGTGATGGACGTAGGTTTGTTGCGTTAGCTGATCAGCAGATGTCGGACATGAATCAGGAAACGCCTGTGGGAACTACGGTTGCCATGTTGGAGCGTGGAATGAAGGTTATGTCGGCCATTCACAAACGGCTGCACTACGCGCAGAAGGCAGAATTTAGACTGCTGGCGCGTATCTTCGCGGAAAACCTGCCTCCGGAGTACCCCTACGAGGTGGCGGGTGCACCTTCTCAGGTTAAGGCGCAAGACTTTGACGCTCGGATAGATGTCCTCCCAGTCTCAGATCCGAATATATTCTCAATGTCGCAACGGGTTACGCTGGCTCAGACCCAACTTCAGTTGGCGCAATCCAATCCGCAGATGCACAATCTGCATGCGGCGTATCGCAGAATGTATCAAGCGTTAGAGGTGCAGAACATAGACGAGATTCTGCCTCCACCTCCACCTCCTCCGCAGCCAGCGGATCCGGCGGTAGAGAACGGGTTGATAATCAATGGTCAGAAACCACAGCCGTTTCCGCAACAGGATCATGACGCGCATATTCAGTCTCACTTGGCTTTGCTTGAGTTATCTGTTTTACAGAACGCTCCGCCTGTGTTGGCATCGTTGTTTGCGCATATCTTGCAGCATGTGAGTATGAAGGCTCGTGAAATGGTTGATGCGGAGATAGCGGCTCTGAACGAGGAGCAGGGTATGAACCAGCAATCTCAGCAAGAGCAGATGCAGCAGATTCAGTTGTTAGTTCAGACGGGGGCACTAGATCCTGCGTCGGCGCAGCAAATGATGATGCAGGCACAACAACAGGCTCCGGCCCAGTTGCAGACGCAGTTTCAACCGGATCAGGTTGAGGCACGAGTTGCCCAAGTTGAGGCTGAGTTGATCAAGGAAATAACGCCGTTGATGACGTACAAGGGCGCGGATGAAGGCAACGAAGATCCTTTAGTGGATATTCGCATGAAGGAGCTTTCGATCAAGGAGATGGAAGCCAATCACAAGGCGGCGATTGATCAAGCCAAATTGGAACTGGAAGGAATGAAGGTTGAGCAGCGGGCGGTAACGGACGCGGCTCGATTAGAGTTGCAGGAGCAGATTGCGGATGATCGGACTGATGTGAACCGCGAGCGCATAGATGTGCAACGTCAAGCTGTGGAGCAAAGAAATGCCTCTCAAGGAGGGTAAATCACAGGGTGTTATCAGCCAGAACATCAAGACAGAAATGGCTGCTGGAAAACCGCAAGATCAAGCGGTTGCTATTGCGTTGAGCAAAGCGGGTAAAAGTAAATATTCTTCTGGCGGTATGGTTAACAAGCGGTTCAGTCCGATAGCCCGACCACAGAGGTTTGTCGGAGAGTTCTAGTGCTGTGCGCTCTCACCGCAGTGTTGGTGGGGATGTCGGGCGGAGACATGCACAAGGCGTGTGTTTACCGTTGTCCAAGGGAACTATCTCATTTTTACTATCATTACCCGTACATTGTGCGGATACCGTATGACTATCGGTGTCCTTCTGTAGCCAGGGTGGGTAAAGTCACATGATAGAAGTTTTAGCATTGGCTGGGGCTGTCACTAAGATAGCTGGCGGTATTAGTAGTGCCGTGCAGGCAGGCAAGGATATGAACTCTATTCTGCCGCATTTTGGGAAGTTGGCAAAATTAGAAGCCGACATAGCTGTTGCAGAATCAGGCAAGCACAAGGGGCCCACAGGAAGACTTACTTCTAGTGAAGAGGAAGGCTTTGCTATAGCGCAAGCTAAGATGGCGCACAAAGAAGCTATGGAGACGCTTCGCAGCCATTGCCGCTTATATGGGCCACCGGGCATGTGGGATTTGGTGGTTCGTGAGCAGGCAGAGGCAAGAAAACGCCAGAAACAAGCCTTGGAAGCCCAAGCCGC